TGGGCTTTGTGTTGACTGTGATTGCGCCCATCAAATCATCTTCAGTCAATGTGTCGCTGGGTGCTGTATATGCTCCGGCTTTCAGATACCATTTGCCGCCGGAGTAGTACAGTGAGCCGGCCATGCTCGATAGTATTTCTTCGATGATTTGCTTCGGCTGGTTTTCTGTGTCGATAACGCCGTGGGCTTCATACCGCTTCTCAGTACCACCGGCGGCAAGTGCTACAGTCTCATCACACACATTCGCGGCGGCATTGAATGACGTTGTGTCAATCTCATCGGCTGACGCGCCTAACCCATATTTGGTGTCGGTCAGATAATCACGCAAAATCAATGCCGGATTGCTTGAAAATGCTGTCGATGATGTGCGTGTATCTAATACCTTTTTGCCCTGAACGATGGCAGAAATATTAGGAATGCCATTCGGGAAAGCATCGGTGTCATATTTCAACCGCGCATAAATATATGCGATGCCACGAAACCTGTCGTTCTCGGATATCGCGCTTGCGTTAGGTATAAGGGTAAAAAGCCCACCTGTTCGCAATTGGATTGTAGAATTTGCAACCTGATCATCCGCACCCAACCCTGTTATCACTTCCGCTTTACCAGCATATTGTTCTGGTGCTGTGACGTTTTCAGTGCCGGAACCGCCCAGCGTTAACTCATCATCATTAAAGAATATCTTTTCAATGCTATTCAGTTCATTCGATGCGATGGCGACAATCATGTGCAAGAACTCTGACTTGCCCGTGGTTTTCATAAAGACAATCGCGCCCGATACTTTTTGCCGACCATAGACAATTCTGCGACTGGCAATCGCTTGTTTAATCATCTGGCTTCGACCAGCCATATTTGCTTGAGGGTTTAGTTTTGGTTTTTTTGCCAATGCCATTGACAGGCCAGTCAGCGCAAGTGTCGTGACGAATGTTGTGGTAAAACTAAACGCCGCTATTGCCGCCGCCGTACCAAAAGCAAACGTGGCACCGGCGGCGACTGCTGTGCCAACTATTGCGGCGGCGACCTGTGTTGGTGACATCTTATATTCTCCACGCTTTCACGGCTGATTGATATGGTGAGAATATCAGACCATGCTCACCAGTCACAGCAATTTTATCGCCAGTCACTACGCCGATTGCTAATCCGTCTGGTGTTCCAACAGCCGCCCAATCTCCGCGCTGGGCGATAGCCATGTCAATCTCATCTAAACGCTGGTGAAGACAATCAATCATGCCATAGTACCCTTCGCGCATAAACGCACGCATCGAACCAAACTGGTTCGTGTATTCGGCTTTATATAGTTCTGGAAAGCGTGTCTTGCCGCACACCGCTTCTTCGCATCGCACCGCGAATGTAAAGCAATCGTTTGAACCCCACTTAAATGGCTCTGAACGATATGCTTCGATGGTTTCGTTAAGGTTCTTTTCCCAGCCAGCAATCCTAGATTGTAATGTTGGGGGCACCGAACCTAAATGTGAAGTCATTGTCATCTTTGCCTGATCCCCACGCAATCTCTTTGTCTTGTAAGTCTGCAACAAACCGCAAACTTGTATCTCCGGCAAACTGATTTTGCTGATCGTTGTTTGTATAGCGTCGCACCCGCGCACGCTCCAAGTCAATCAATCGGCTTTCGGCTGACAAGCTAATGTTCGCAGTCTCTCCGGCGTCCTCAATCGTCATAACGTCCATACGACCATCGAAAACAAGATAAGGGTCTGCCACTACCGCGCCGGATGATATTACGCCCAGATAAACTTTAGCAGAACGCCCTTGATAGCTTTCTGTCAATGCGACAGATACCAGACTGCTGTTGATGCCATTCAGCGCAAGATTAACGCCTCTGGCGGCAATCTCAACAGTTTCCTCAATCGGTGATATAGAAAGCAACTGACCACCGCCAATATACGCTTCAGACGCGATTGTGATGTCATTGTATCCAGTCCACACCCGAACATCTCCGCTATCGAACCCCAGCTTGATAGCAAAAAACGGCTCTAATTCAGATGCCGCAAGTTGGTTCTGGACTGCTGTTGTTAGGTTCCGGCTCATAGGCTCTCCACCGCACCGAAAGCAATGCCATAAAGCCCCATATTATTGATGTTCCAACTGCTTGCATTGTCGTTCAAACGGAACACACCCTTGGCATTTGCCACCACTACTGTCGATCCATCAGCCGGTGATGACCGCAAGTTAGGCCAGATGTCCAGCGTTGCTTGACCCGAACCGTTACTGCTGGTGTCGGTCAACACTTTATAAAGCTGTGCTGTTGCGGCAGAACCAAGCTGGATATAATCACCCGCCTTGAGATAGTTTGTGGCACTTGCTGGCAGACCATCAATCGCTAATGTGTCGCCGGTCTGACTTGCGCCATTGACCACCGGTGTCCCTGCGGTTGTCGATGCTGAACCCTGCGCTGTACCACCTAGCGGATCGCCAAGCAAAAACGTGCCTTTTTGCCCATATAGGCTGGTTAAAAACGTCACCCATTGCTCTGCGTTGTCGCGTTGCATCGGCGGCAGTTTGATGTCGGCTTCCCAGCGTTGACCACTGAATTGATATGTCTGTTGCTTGAACGTGAATGGCGATGTCGAAACACCAACCACGTTTCTGGCAATCAACGTAATCTCTGCGACTGTTTTATTGGTGGGCGTTGATAGTGGATAGCTGATTGCCATGATTAACCCCCAAACGCTTTACTAAATGAACCACCGCGCAAACGACTGTCAGCCACAGCCGCTTTCGTTGCATTAGCAATCTGCGGCATCAGGTTCACAATCTCTGACCGGACAGTTTGCTGAACGCCAGTGGTGACGTTGATGGTCTGGTTGACTGTTACGCCGCCAGCACCCGCCAAATTCTTGTTGCTAATAATAGATCCAGAAGATGATGGAACAAATAATTCTGCTCCACGTTCACCGACCATGACTGGCCTTCCGCGCTGTACCGATCCACCTATTGCTCTTGGGGGTGGCGGCGTACCAGTTCCACCGCCAGTAGGGATTAACCCTAATGCCCCAGCAATGGGTCCAGTAATTGACTGTTGAATAGCTATTCGCGCAAGATCAGCAATAATAGATGCCGCCATTTGTTTGAACGCATCTTTTGCGCTTGTGGCGCCGGTCACGACACCAACCAAGGCATCTTCCAGACTTTTAACGCCGCGCAGTGCGGCACTTTCTAGGTTGGCCTGTACATCTTTGGCGGCTTCTGCATATTTTTTGAGTGCCTCTTGGCCTTCTGTTAGCGCGTCACTAGCTTGACCAACACCATCGGTTGCCTTTTTAAGCTGTTCATCCATCTGCTGAATAGTTAAGGCAACACCGCCTTCTTCAGTTCCGGCGGCGGCAGAGACAGCTTGCAGTTTTTCGCTTAATGCAAGCAAAGAGAAAATAGAGTCACTGAAATCAATCCTTGCAACAAGTGGCAGTTTTGCTAAAGCATCTGCAAACTCCTGCAATCCCAGAACAGCATCCAGCGCGGCTATAGTAATTTTACTGCCTAAATCTGCGGCAAACGCTGTTACACCAGCAGACCCTTGTTTCAATATCCCTGTTAAAAAATTAACTGCACCAGCTAGTTTTTTGCCAATAGCTTCCGCAAGATCTGGGCTGTTTCGCACTAACTCTGAAAGCGCGCGCGCAAAATCATTTATTGATTTATTAAACCCGGCTTCACCAATAGCTACTTTAAAAGCATCAAACGCATCGCCTAGATTGCTAAATGCGCCAGTCAGTGTTCTTGCTTGTTCTGCTGTTGCGCCAGCAAATTTAGTGCGCCCAAGGGTTTCAAGAAATCCCTGTATTTCTTCTGCGGTATTTTTAACCTCTGTTTGCACACCGCCAAAAGTAAAGGTAATGCGCTCACCCTCTTTACCGGCCTTGATGCCAAATTCTTTTAGTCTTTCAAAGTCGCCTTGAACTGCATCTGTGACCGCTTCTGAGAATTGTTGTAGAGATTTGCCAGATCCACTAGCTATATTGCCAAACGCATCTAACGCTTTTATGGATGGCGTTATTCCTTGCGCTATTAGAATGTTAAAACTTTTAGTGACTTCCTGAACACTAAACGGCGTTTGTGCCGCAAAAGTTTTTAGAACGTCAAACGCTTGCGCCGCCCGTTCAGATGATCCTAAAAATGTTTTGAGTGTAGCTTCTAGCGATTGAAACTTCTGGTTTGTTTCAATAGTAGATTTAACTAGCAGACCAAACCCAGCCGCGCCAGCAAGCCCGGCGATCCCAGACTTTACATTGAACACAGACTTTTTTATTAAATTTAAACCACGGGCGACATTGTTAAAGGCACCTTTAGTAAGGTTAAACGCCCTAATGACAATGTTAAGGTTTTCCTGTGCCATTTATGATCTCCAAGTAGGCAATCCAGCCAACGATTTCATTATATGGCAAACATTCTATTTCCGCGATGGTTTTATTTAAGCGATCAGCCAGCCCGTACATAATAAACAGAAGCTGATCGCTATTTAGTTTTTTTCAGCATCCTCAACGGTGTTCATACCGCCCATAATTCTAGTTGCTACATCGGCAACTGTATTAAGAGGCTGGCGCATGAGGATGGGCTTATCATCAAGATCAAATGCTTTGTCGCCTTGATCTGTTTCGGCTTTCATAATTATTAAATCAACCAGTGCTTCGATAGTCTGGTTGTTAAGAAAGTCTGGGTGCTTTCTCTGTATTTTAGAAAACTCACCAACAAGCAATTCGCCAGCAAATATTACTAGCGGCTCATCATCGCCCCATTCAGGTACTTCCACGCGCACGCGCGCTTTAGGTGTTTTTGTGCGGATTTGTTCGCCCAGTTTAGACATAGTGCCACCCCTGTCTGTCTATTATTTACACGGTTGTTTCGGTAATGCCGCCCGTGCCTTGTGCAGTAAACGCAACCTCAACCATACCATCGAAAGATGATGTGACTGATTTACCTGTTACAATAACTGTGCCGGTGAAATATGTGTCGCCAGATGCGGCACCTTCTGGGTACAGTTCCAGCGTCAAAGATGAGCCAACATCTAGCGCGTTTTGCGCGGTGTCAGTTTCATCAAAGAAACACTCAACCGATGCGGTGTATGAACCAAGACCGGCTTTGTATGAGCGAAAGCTATCACCCATGCTGGTGTCTTCAATTACTTCGCCGCTAATATCCAATGTAAATGAACGAACTTCGGCAAGGGTGTTGCCGCCGACTTTTACAAGTCCTTCGCTTCCTGCGTGTGTTGCCATGATTTAGTCCTCATCAACTTCGGTTGCAACTGTGTCAGATTTCTTGGGCTTCTGACTTTTGCCCTTTTTCGGTGCTTCTTCCGAATATCCTTTGGCAAGCAGTCTTTTTGCTGTATCAGGCCAGCAATTTATAGCGTTGCCATTTTCATCATACACTGTGACGCGCTTCATTTTAAACCGCCCCTTCAACATCGTTTTCAAGTGTCGCATAGGTAACACTTACTGTCAATCTGCCTACCCCAATGCTTTGCTCACCATCAGAATTATAATCGGCTTCAAATTCTGTGACCTGTGTATCTTTAGCCCTGCCGCCACGGGTAAGATCCGTTGCCAACGCTTCTTCGATTTCAAGCGCAATCTGGTCAAGACTATTATCAAGCGCAGAGGTTGCTTGCACAAAAAACTCAACAGAGACATCAAGCGATCTCATTTGAGTGCGCGGCGGTGTTAGCGTTGAATATTCTGTGGCTTCTGCGCGGGTATAAATACAGATTGCCGGCAACTTGGCATCAGTTAAAGAAAACAACCTAGTCTGAAAGACATTCGATCCAGTCGTTGTTAGCCCGGTCAGCGTTGTCGTAATGTTGTCACGAATTAATTTGCGGACATGCGCCATTAGTTTTTCTCCAGCATTAGCCGGGTCATACCAGTGCCATCGGGCTCAACAACTCTAATAGTATAGGCTGTGCCAGAAACACTAAGGGCGTCACCCTCAGCAACGCTAGGCACATCTGCGGTGCGGCAGATAAACATTGGATCTTGCATTGAAACACCGACATTGCCACCGGCCTCTGCTTCAAAATAAACATTTCTAATAATACCATTAACAGTGCTTGCCGATCCGCCGCTTGGAGTAAAACTAGCGGCTACACCAAAGTCATCTGCATTAAAAAACACAGCCCGGTCATCGGCACTTTCAACAGCCATTATTCATCCTCTGGCGTTAATACACTTTCAACAGCACGATTGGTTTTCTTAGGTGCGGCTTTTTTAACCTTAGTTGCCAAACCGCGCGCAATCAGACGTTCTGCTGTTCGCGCTTCTAAATCATATTCTTGCCCGGCCATAAGGTTGCCACCAGTGCCGGCAAAACATTTTTCTAAAATCTTAACTTTCATAATACCACCTTACAAAAGGTTGTGACGGGACAGCCACCTTCTCACGACTATCCCGCCACTTCCAATACACCTATTAAGCGATGCTGACCTCATCAGTCTTAGCAAAGCTAACAGCGTTGCGAACACCCACATCTAGTTCTGCGTGCAGAACCATGCGAACCGCACCAGACTTGCTGTTGCTATACGGATCCACAAGGATGCTAGGCGCACCAAACTGCGCAATCATAAGCTGTGAGAAATCACCATAGACCAGAGCAGAGGCGTCATTGCCGCCATCGCCCGGATCCAGAGTTGTCGGCACATTGCTGGTAAACTGAATGGGCTGACCATAGAGTTCAGTCCACGGAGCATCCAAGATTTGAACGCTGTCCGTGCTGGACACTTTGGCAGTTGAAGCCAGTTTCGCTTTAACAGCAGGGTGTGACAAGAACCCGGCAGAGCCTTGATTGACAATGCCGTTATCTTCCTCAACCAGTTTGACCAGAGCAATGATGTCTGCCCATGTCAGGCTATCAACGTCAGTGCCAGACGAAATGTCCAGATTGTTGATGCCTGATGTGTTCAGGATACCTGTCGGCTGACCGCCAGAACCAGAACCATTAATTGCATAGAACTCCGTGCGGTCTGCGGCGGATGACAGCAAATCGTTGCGGATGATCTGTTCAATCGATGGTACGCTTTCCATAATCAGCTGGCGCGACATTTCTACAAATGCGCCCATTGTGCGTGGTTGCAGAGTAACTCCGCCATCAGTACCGGCACCGTCACCTACATCTGCCAGTTCTTCGACAAATGCGGCTGATGCACCAGTAGCCAATTTTGGCATCTTGATGCGGTTGGTCAGGCCGGACAGGTACGTTGTACCCAGAGTGCCAAGAACCTGACGGGCGCGCAGGGCTTCGATGAACATGTCACCGCGATGCTCTGTCGGTACAAAGTCATCAAAGACAACTTCGGCACCAGAACCGCCGGTTGCGGCAGTTGCAAGTGGGCCACGCTGACCCCAAGCAAAGTCAGGAACATATACGCCATCTGCTTCGCGTCCAACACGGCGTGAAATCTCGTCATGGATCTCACGCTCAAAACCGGCTTTGCGCCAATCCTGAGAAACTTGGGCTTGGATCATGCGTCCCAGCGAGTATTCGCGCTGTTCTTTAACCGGCGCGTCAATAGCGGCGGGTGCAATATCCAACGGCTTTTCGGCAAGTGCTTCAAGCAACTGGCCACGGAAATCCTCATAGCTAACGCCATTGCGGATTGCATCATCACCAAGATCACGTTTGTTGTGCTTGGCGGCGAGTGTAAGGATGTCAGATGCGGCTTTGCGTGTTGCCTTTTCAACTTCGGCTTCACGCACTGCAATATCTACACCCTCATTTTTTACTTCATCAGTCATTCTAATCTCCAAGTCTGATGTGGTTTCACTAAGGGTTTCAGAAGCACTACGGCCTACCCCCACCTGACTAGACATGTCAGCGGGTACGGCAACAACAGATACCTCAAGTGGCGTGGTTTTGATCCGTACATAATCCTCAGGATCGCTTTCACGCTCAATGCGGCCATCAATACGATAGCCAACTGAAATATTCGCGCGTATTCCATCACGAACATCGTCAAACACTTCAGAAGCAAGCGCACCTTTTCCAAACTGCACTACTGCCCGCAGACGGCGGTCATCTTCGTCAAGTTCAACACTCATGACCCGGCCTATTTGTTGATCCATTTTGTGATCAAGCAAAAGCGGCGCGCGCCCTGAATTCAGAAATTCTAGGTTCATATTATCACGGCTATGGTCTATGACCTCTTTGCCGAATGATCTGTCAACCGGTTCTTCGGATGACACCCCAATGCGAACCATTCTTGTATCTTCGTCAATAAAACGATCATCTTCATTTATAAATGTAGAACGCTTTGACATTTGTGTGCGGTCAAATCTTTCCATTTCTTTTTCTTCATCTTCATCGTGATATGGCCGTTCTTCAACCTCCGGCATAGATTTGCCGAATGTAATAACATAAGCATCATCGGTTTCTTCAACCTTCTGGATGTGCCGTTCTATAATTTGCTCAGTCATAGTTTTATCCTCAGTATTCGGATTGCCAACATTATCATCTAAGAAAGCGGAAAAATCAATGTCTTGCTCCGCGCGCTCTTTGCTAGAAAGCGGATGACCCTCTGGGAATAAATCCGTGTCGTGCTTCCCGCCTTGGAAACGACCATTGCGCAAAGCAAAAAGAAATGAATTCACCCTTGCATATGCCCACTGGTCAGCACCGGTCACGCCCGGTCTAACCGAACCCGGATTGGTATTGTACGCCCCTACACCACGCTCAAATACTGCGGCAAGCATACGCTTAGTGGCGCGCTTCTTAGGATTGTCACCATACTTTTCGTTGTGGTCTTCAACCTTTTTGTCTAATGCTTTTTGTACTTTGCCGCTTAAATCTTTGTAGGCGCGTTCTTTCTTGCCTTCTAACTTTTTAACCAGTTCCAAAATAACATCCTTCATACCTTGTTCGCCAAGATTGCCGATCACGCCCCACTTCATCTGCGCGACAACGCCGGCAACATTACTTAGGTTGGGTTGCTCTTTGCCATCCTTAAACTTCTGACCATCTCTAAAGTGACGCGCCGCCCATGCTTCGCGTTCTTTAATCCAGTCCAATACGCCTTCTGTCTCTTGCCCATCCCGCGCTTTAGTCCAGAACTCATACGCCTCATTGCCGCGAATATTGCCGCCCGTTTTCCAAATATCAGAATGGTCTTTTTTAATCTGCGATGCAAAATCATAATCAAATTGCGGGTACTGGCTGTTGCGCAAGCTGATCTTTTTGTCGTCACCCTTAGTAGGAAAATCAGTCGCCATCGGTGTCACCTAGTTCTTCTGGATTTATCTTCATTGGTCCATAAGCAGACTGACCACCGCCGAATGGTTCAAACGCAAGTTTCAAGCCATAGCGTTCTGCCATTTCTTTATCGTTTTGTATTTGCGTGAACAGTTCTTCGACATCGCGCCCGTAATTAGCCGCAACATCATTCATAGATAACAAACCATTTTGCAGACCGACAACACTGGCACTAATTTCGCGTTGCGGATCTACCCATGCAAAACCGCGACCACGAAAATGGATATTGTCAGAAAATTTATCAAACTTATTAATGGGGATGGGGATGCTACCAATATCAAGTGCGGCATCTAACCATGACCGGAATATAGGTTCACAGAAATGCTCAATCAAAAACGACTGCAATAATCTGTAGTGATCACGCTCCTCAATCGTACCTTGCCGGATGGATGAGTATGACACGCCGGTCAAGTCATTAGACAGGCTAGTGTAGCTGACATTTAAACCAGATGCGATGCCGCGCAAAACAGCACTTTCAAAATCGGCAAACGCCGTTGTCGGGTGCGTGGGGTCAATCATCTGGAATTCGTGACCCGCCGGTAACTGGCTATATGTTCCCGGCTCCATATCTATAATCGGTACGCCATCATCAGTTTCATCATCGCCAACATATTCATCGCCGCTTGGCGTTGTAATGACACCAAACTTAGCGGCGGCAGATCTCGCGGCAACTAACTCTGCTTCACGATAACCGCCAAGCATCTTTAGACCGGCGATTGCTGGCGCCATAAATGGTTCGCCGCGCGTCTGGTATGTTCTGCTTGGCATAAATACATGAATAATTTGGTCAGCCGGTACACGAATATGCTTGCGTGATCTGGTCGTGCCAAAGAAATCATCATTGGGGTGATCTGTTAAAATGTAATATGCGACAGGCCGATGAAACTCATCTAGCTCAACACCCATTCTAATTTCGTTGCGATTGTCTTCATTGTGGCCGTTCTTTTCGTGGTCTATTAGATCCGGCTCAATGAACTGTATTGTAAAGCCGTTGCGAAATCTTGGGTTGCGTATTTTCTTAATAAATACTTCACCATCACGGGCAAGACCCTCTGCCGTAAATCTCTGGCAGTCTAGCCAAGACATCCGCCCAGATACTTCCGCAGATCCCATTCGCCCCCACGCTTTGAACGCATTTTCCAAGATAGTATTACCAGACGCATCCAGCTGACCATCATCGTTACGCGCGCGAACCTGTAACGTGAAACCGCTTTCGCCAACCACGTTTGTTTTTATCAGGTTTAAAAATCTTTTTGCGTATTCGTTATTGCGCGCTAAATCACGACTGCGATCACGCAGGGTGCCAAGCTGATATTTTAGATTGCTGTCGGCACTATTACTTGGCGCAATAAAATCTGTAAACAAACGGCTTTTGCTTGCGCCGGAATAATTCCGACCCATTCTGCGTCCAACCCGTGTGCGTTTTTTGACCGGCTGTTCGTTTCGCAAAAAATCAAATAAAGCCATTTAAAACCTCATCAAAATAGATGCTTTTGTTTTCTTGCCGTGCTTGATTGCTTCTTCGCGTTTATGCGCCGCTACTTCCCGGCGATATCTGTCACGGGCATCGAGCAGTTCAGCAAAGCTAAACTTGCTCAAACTGCGTCCTTCAATAGAATAAGATGAAACGTCAGCGTCTGCTTTACCCGACAGCATGGTTTCAATTTTAGCTAGTACAATTTCTGCGTGAAATCTTGGGTCAACATTATTATCAAAGTCAGTTAAAATATCTATTTCACCACGATCAACAATAATTCTATTGTTTGTGCTATCCTGTTCGATTTCTAACTGATAGTGATAATGCCCAACGTCATAACTTGCTGTTGCGGAACTTGCGGCAGAAAATAGATAATCATCGCCATCCGCAGTAGCTGTTACAGTGATTTCAGTATTCGCGCCCGTTGCAATCCTAGCAATAAAGCGCATTGTATGTAGGCTGTTTAAATAGTCTTGCGAAAACTCTGTAATCTTGAACTGGAACAGATCGCCAACAACTAACTCTGTTGGTACGCCGGTTGGTGCGTTTGTCGTATCAAATAAATTAGCCACGGCAGTAAATATCCTTTGTCATCGCCACCCATTTACAAAGCCGTCACGCTTTGGTCTTATTGACCTTTGACGCCTTTTAGGTTCGTTAGCCGGTTTTGCACTCTGCCTTTCGGACTTTTGTGCAATCATATTAACATTGACATTGAGAATTGACAATGCCGCTAAAGCATACACGCGACAGTCTAATGCTTCATTGCGCGCGCGTATCTTTACCCACTGTCTTTGGTGAAATCCGCGACTAAATTTTTTGACAACTTTCTCTGCTGTAAGCTGTTTGAAATATTCTTCCGGGTAATGTTCTGGGAAATGACAATAGCCCGCACCCGGATCTTTAATTTTTAAATGTGAATAGATTACTTCTTTCAGCGTATCGACACCGACAGGGAACAGCTTGCACTTCATATTATTATTTGTCGATGGCTTGCCGACCGGCGCGCGTCCTTCACCGCCCATACCTTTAATAGCAAAAATGCGTCTACCGCCGCGCGCTTTGCAATATCTGTAAACCGCTTGCGTATGGTGTCCGCCGCTATCAACGGCGGTTGCCTTAATCGGCAAGACCCGCCCGTCATAGGTTTCATATTCAGTATTTAGCAATTCATCCAAATCTGCCCAAACCTGACCGGCACTTGGATCGCCCCATATTGTATAAAACCCGATTGACCATGTTTCTTGGTCGCGTCCAGATCCCAGGATCTCAACCTCTAGCCGATCATCTTGCACATCGGCTCCGGCTGTTATAAACACAACGCCATCCGGGATCTTGTCGCCATAATCTTCGCGGTTCTGGGATATTCCGAAATCATCTACACCTTCGCCTTCATCCTCCCACAGTTCGCCAAGACTAGTGTTGATAAACACGCGCAATGTTTCTGGCAGTTTTTTAGCCGCAAGAAAGTCGCGCACTAAACTTTCTAAAGATGTCCAAGGCGAACACAAACCAGAAAGCTGGAAACCCGCCGATCCAGCGAATGGCGCGGTGGCTCGCCATTCTCCCCTGCGTATTGCACGAAAACGTGCCGCATCATCCCAGATCGAACCGCAATGTTCACAAACATAACAGGCAGATGCCACCTTGTTTTCTTCCCATTGCACGTTCGACCAGCGCATCACTTGATACTCGCCACAGTCAGCGCACGGCACATGGTACTGCCTTTGGTCTGAATTTTCAAACGCCGCTTCGATACGGCTTGAGCCTTTATTTGTTGGAGTGCTGACCATTACAAACTTGCGGTTCCAAAATGTAGCCGCGCGCTTTTTTGCTAACTCTATCGGATCACCTTCCACCGTTGGCAACATCCTGTCACACTCATCGAACAGCACTAAACGTATAGGGCGGCTGGCGAGTGACGCCGGGCTATTGGCACCGATAAGCGTGATATGTCCGCCATCGAATTGCTTATGGTAAATTGTATTGCCGCTATCGCGGGTGCGTGGATCCTTTACTCTTTCTTTGAGTGTCGGCGTATCGCGCAACATAGGCGCAAGCCGGTCACGCGAAAATGTTGCGGCAAGCTCTTGAGTAGGTTGAACCAGTAATATCGGACATGGGTCGTGATCCATATGATACCCGATCATATTCAATATCATTTCGGTCTTGCCAACTTGTGCGCTAGCCATAACCACAACATTTTCAACTTTTTCATCGCTGATAGCGTCCATAATCCCGCGCTGGTATTCCGCGCGATCTGTAGACCACTGCCCTGCTTCCGATGATGCTTCCGGCGAAAGCCGCCGGTGTTCATCCGCCCAATCACTTATTTTTAGATTTGGCGGCGGTGCTAGGTTTTCCATCGTCCGGCGCGCTATCATCCTCAGATTGCTTTGACCTGATAGGGTTATTGGTTTTGACTTCGACTGACGATAGTTCTTTGAGTGCTTCATTAATACTGTCTTTCAAAATTCGTTTCGCATCGTTTACATCATCCGCCGCAAAGACACGCGCCGCCGCTTTTGTTGGTATACCTAACAACCGGGCGCGCATATTACTTGCCATTGCATCCCAAGCATCGCGCACATCATCCGCCGGGATTAGGCTGTTACGCATCTGCTCGTGTTCCATCTCCGCCATATCTGCCTTAACTTTCGTCAGGCGTGTACGATGGGCGTTGTAATCATCGCCGGATCCATCGGATCGCAAAGACAGTTCGCGCAGATATTTTACATAACCCTGCACGGCTGGCACAAGTTCATAACGACCACGCGATGCTTTCGGGATAATGCCCTCAGTAGATAACTGCTGAACACGGCGCGGTGTTAAATCTAATAGCCGGGCAATAGTCTGTAGTGGAAATGTTTGGGGGTCTGCCATTATTTATGCTTCAGCTTCATTCCATATTCGTTTTGCTTTTTACCGATCTTCACATCATCGCGCTTGATTAGCTTATTACTTTTGAACGGCGTATAATCTACATGATGATGCCAGCGTCCAAACTTCCATACCAGTCTTGATACGTCAGGGTGCATATCTACTTGCATTTTGCTTTTCGCCATCGTGCCTTCTTTCGCATAAAATTCCTCAGTATTACCGCCGCCGATAACTTGCGTTGTAGTTTTCATTTGTAAGAAAGCATTGAACTGGATGGTACACCATCCGGCTTTTAGCATCCTTAGTGACAAGTCTGTGTCTTCATTATATCGCCCACGCCATCTAAACGGCGTGTCATTACGAATAAGGTTGCAACTATATATGCGCGTATTGCAAACAAACGGCGGCATCTTTGATTTACGACTAGCAAACATAAAATAGTTTGGACCAGCCATAGCCACGTTCTTATAGCGCAAACAAAAATCTTCCATTGCTCTCCAATAACTAGGGGCAGTGGTTTTAATTTTGATATTATTGTTTAGCCGATAAAAGCCGTTGATATTGTCATCCATTACCCAATGCCATTCGTGTCCATTAGCAACAGAATGATCCCAAGCAAAGTTTCTTGCCGCGCCGGGTCCAACACTTTTGCTCAAACCTAAATCGTCAAAGGTGTCATATTCTCGCTGATATGATTTATCTAATACCAGCAAATATTTTTTATCTATAACACTGGCATAATCGGCATACTGCTGTTCCTCAATAATAACATGGAACGGCACACCCATTTCTAAAAGTGACTTAACTGTTAGTCTGCTATCGTGTCTGCCCTTTGATGGAATATACAAAGGGAAATTAGGCATCATCTTCATTGACATATTCTTTGTCCGCCATCCTATCAATCTCAATTTCCGGGAACCAAACATATCTGGTCTTGTCGGTTATGTTTTGATTTATAAGTGCCGCGAATTGGTCAACAGCTTCTTGATCCTTAAAATGTACAGGGAATGATCTGAAAGCAGTTTTATCTTGTTGGTTGAATTCTGGCATACCAACCCACTCTGCTTCGGCATCGTTTTCGCCAATCTGCTTTTCTAATAGCACGTTGTCGATCTCGCCAATATCAAAGCCGGTCACGCCAAGATTAAAGTCACCATTCTTTAAATCAATCATTTCTAATCGCAACAACTGATCATCCCATTTCGCTTCTGCGCCAACTCTGTTGTCTGCGATCCGGTATGCTTTAGCTTGCGTGTCTGTTAAATGGTCAGCGACAAAAACCGGCACCTTTTTCATGCCTAGTTGCCGTGCCGCTTCCAGTCGCGTATGCCCGGCAATCACTACCATTTCTTTGTCAACGACAATCGGTTGTTGCCATCCAAATTCTTTTAGCGATGCCGCAACCTTTGCTATCGCGCTTTCATTATGCCGTGGGTTTTTTGCATACGGCACAACTTTTTTAATATCGAAATTTTGTATCTTCATGAAACGAAACCACCATTTTGTTTCTATGACTAAATTTTTGTCAGCGTCCGAATTACCCGCAAC